TATTCACCAAACGGTGAATATCCTGCTTTGTTTTCTCCCATGTAGGGAGCCTGCACGTACTCAGCGTGAATCGTCTTCAGTAATCTCGGTTGCACTGTCCATTTCCTTATAGAAATCAACTATATCTTTATGAGTTATCTCACAGATATCTAATAGTTCTAAAATTCTTCCCCTGCTGATCTTGTTCTCTTTGTCAAATTCAGCAGTTCCCTGAATCCAGCCCTCCATAACATGGGAGGCTAGCCACGCGTGGCGATCAGCAAGAAGCTTCCAAAAGAACTTTGTTGCCGGATGCTGTTTCCACTCTCCAAACTGTTCTTTACTTATCATTGCTAATAACCATTACCCAGATAAGCGGCCAAGCAAACATAGAGAAGACCGAAATAAAGACGGGCTTCCGTCTTATCGCTGCCCTGCTTGGATCACTAAAATGGTTCCAGCCGAAGATCAGATGAAGCAATCCAATAAGAAGATATGCCCAAAGGAACCAAGTCATTTTGCCCTCGAAATCGAAATGGCATTCAAATAACGCTTAACTACATCTACGTCGTCAGCCACCGAAATACGGTATCCTTGGACACTCACGACAGTTGTGAATGGACAATTCTTCTGGCGATAGACAGCAAAGACATTCTCGGGAGCAAAATCTATCTCGCTACGATATTCTTCATCCATGTCCCAACTAGTAAGAGGCATAATTCACTTTGCTCTCGAAATAGAAACAGCATTCTTGGCTTGCCAGCCGGCGTGCTCGCCGATGACGTAGATATTGGCCTCAATGGTAACCGTCAGTCCGGCCTTGCGGGCCATTCGGATGTGCTCATCCAACATGACTAGATCGAGGCGGATCATCCTTGCGTAGTCATCGTCAGTCGGCTTCATATGGCCAGACCGAGTAATCGTAGTTCAAACTCGCCTCAACCGAGGATTCTTCTTCTTTGCGGCTGAGGAAGCGCCCCTGGATCGCTTTGCTAGAATCGCGCCCGACGCCTCTTTGGAGTAGCCTTCCGATTGGATTTTCTTGGCAACGGCCTTGAAACCGGGATGCTTCGATGATTTTGCCAATGTTCTCTCCGTAGATATTCATTGACTACTGATTGGTCCTAGTGCTGCCGCCGGGTTGTGCGGGTTGACCGTCGAGGCGTCAGTCGGGGAATTCCCAGCTGGCGGCACCGGCATGTTCATCGGATGCGGGAGGTTTGGCGGAGGGGGGCCACCGCCCGCAGGCGCGCTACTTCCCTCCGGCGTAGGAGCGTTCGCAGCATCGAACTGTGCCTCCCAGATTCGAAGTTGTTGATCCAGCCATGCAAGATGCTGATCGCCAACTGCAGCATCAGCAGCCGCAAGCTGATTAATAGCCGTTGCATAAGCTTGCACCTCCTGTGCCTTGCGCAGATTGATGGTCGCTTTGGAATCCGCGTCCTTGATTTCGAGTTCCATGCCCTTCATTGCAATTGCAGGGTTCGGGGGCGGTTGCTCGTTAAGGACGCGGTCTACTATGTTCTCCATCTGGGCGGCTTCGAGGATGATCTTGCGAACCTCGGCGCCCTTGAAGAACGGATCGTTGGCAAATTGCATCAGGAATTGGGCTCTGCCGAGCCTTTGCATGTCCGAAACCATCGTCGGATCAGATATAGGCTCAACACCAGAACCATTGACGTAATCCTGTTTTGTAACTTGTTTCCAGGTATCGCCAACCTTGAATTCCGACGTTTCGTCTCCGTAAATCCGATTCAATCGATAGAGTTTATCAAGTTCGGATTTCAGTGCGCGGTGAACGCGCTTATAGATGCTTGTGTAAACTTTCAGTCCCTGCTCGATAAGTGCCAGTGTAGTAGTTGCAGGTGTGTTTGCGTTCTTTGCTCCGGTGTCTCCGGTAAGAATATCTTTAATGGATGCAATCTCTTTGCCAGCCTCGACAAGAAGACCAAGTAAATTGAATAGGACAGGCGAAGGCCCAGCCCAAGGCATAGGCAGCAAATTTGCTCGTAGATCGTTACCCGAGACGTTGACAACTTTGAACTCTCCCATCTGGAACTTGATCGAGCCGGAGTTCATCGACAGACCCTTGCCGATGAAGCCGCCGCCGGTGTTTTGCAGCGTGCCGGCGTCGATCAGTTGGTTCAGTGTCGTGTTTACAGCTTCATTAATAGGTCGCAGTAGCTGGCCAAACCCGATGCCATACGCTCCGCCATCGGGGTTGGGGAGGAAGTCGTATTGCGTATAGTAATGTATCGGTTCGATCTTTTGGACGGCATGGGTACGAGAATTGAACTTGACGCCTTCTTCATCGTAGCGGGCCACGACCCGAACCACCTGTCGCGATTTCTTATGAACAGTGACGATATACGGTTCGGCATAGTCGTCACCATCCAGGTCCCAGTAGCGATGTTGTTCGATGAATTCGTGCGGGGCGTCCATGTCGTCGGACGCGTTGTCGGGCAATCCGAACGGCGTGATTGGCCTTAACCACAAGCCGGCGCGGAACTGTTCCTCAATCTCATTGGGGTAGTACGAGTGCTCCTCGGAGAGCCTTGGGGCCGTCTCGTTGCATTTCGACTTGTAGTTCTTGACGAGATGCATCGCCGAAACCATCAGCGAGCAGTTTCGTCCTTTTCCCGGATCAAAGTAGGATTTCCGAAAAACGCACCCCACAATTGGGAGGACGTGAAGGAGTGTGTCAGTCTCCGCTTCCCATTCGGGCTGTTCATCAAGTAGCTGCCAAGACATGTGCTCGCCGATTCTGTCGGCTTTGTCCTGCTTGGCACCTGGGGGTATTGCCCATACTGGGCTTCCGTTGGGACCCATGAGGGGAGCCCCAGTATTTGGATCAATCTGTGGTCTTCCATCATCGTTTCCAATAACGACACCTTTGACCACTGAACGATTTTGGACAATCGCAGGGTACGCTCTGGCAGCAAATTGGATAGACGCGGTAGTCATAAGGGGAAAGATTACGTTCGATGCCTTCGGCCAAGGGAATTGCTTCTCCTTGGTTTCCTGCATCGCGAGTGACATCGCTCGCTCTGTCTTTTCTTTCCAATCTGACCTCGATCTCTCGTCTATGTTGTATTCACGAACACAGCGGTCACCCATTGCCTGCAATACGGAGTCTTCCAACTCCTCGGCAATGTTGACAGCCTTGATCCAACGAAGAAGCTTCTGGTGTTGTTCGCGATCAGGTTGTGGCTGATCCGTCGGCTGAACGACGGCCAAGTTAGCAGGGCTCACGGGCAGGGAATCTGCACCAGCAGGCCAGTGTTGCTAGTCTTGTAACAGACCGGCGCGGGAGGCGGAGGCGGCTTCGGACACGGCACGGGAGGCTTCGCAAAGCCGAATTGGTCATATCCGCCGAAACACATAGGGGCCTGCGCGAAGGCGGGCGTTGCGAACAGCAATGCAAAGACAGAAACAATGATCTTCATGTCAAACCTTTGAACAAATATTGATATTGTAAAGAGCCCGCCCAGGATTTCTCTTGTGCCAATAGAGCCGTTGGCGCCTCGTATTAAAATCGATATAGTAAACTCGGTCTTTGCCAGCTATTGCTACAACGAAAAGGCGCTTACGAAGCCATTTGTCGTCGGATACAATCCAGCGCATCAGTAGCCCGTCAGTTCGTTTCGTGTATTATCGACTTGCTCACGAGCACGGCCAAACATCGTATCGACCGTGTCCTCGTATGGCGTCTCATAACAAATAGCTAGCAATCCAAAGGCGTCCGCCGCGTGGCTAGACCAATCGTGCTCGGGGCCTAGACCGGTAGAACGCTGCTCATCCTTCTTTTCATGATAGAAGCCCAGAGCATCCCTACCGCCCTCGGTAGTCTTCTCGTTGAACCAGCACATAGGGAGAATACGCCGTACCGCTTCTATTCGCTGCGTAGCAGCGCCCCTACCTTGATTGCGAATAGTAGCGACTTCAAATCCTGCGTCGGAGATGTGATCCTCGTAGCGGAGCCCGGTAATGTTATTAGTGGTGAGACCATCGTGGGGCAGGTAGCAGATAGCGTGGCCATACTTCCTCTCCCTCAGTTCGTTGACGTAATAAGCCAACACTTGCCCCTGACCCTCGATGTAGTCGAGAACGCGAACTTCACGCCCAGCCCACTGGGTGATCCATATCGCCATCGCGTCAGCCTGCGCCCCAGCACCGCCGATGTCCCAGAAGGCACGATATGTAAGCAGCGGATCAACCGGGACCCTGCCGATACGACCCTGGTCCTTAGCCTCGTGAAGTAGCGTAGCAAAGTAAGCGCCCTCGAAAGCGCGGGCATAGTCTCCCTCCCAGATGTGGGGGTAGCGCTCGGGGTATCTCGCCTGGTCGTGCAGTCTTTCTTGCTCAAGGTTAGTATCTTTCCACCAGGGATTGTCCCGCCAGTTGGCTTGGACGACAATCGCGTTCTCTGGCTTCTTCTCTCTGAAAAATTGATCAACTGCATCCCGCTTCCTTCTCGGGTTCCAGGACGCCCAAATCTGAGAGCCCTTCACGCGGGGCGTATCTCTAATGGTCGGGCGAAGCAGCTCAAGGCTGCGCGCGCTAAGCGTCTGCGCCTCCTCGATCCAGGCTATCCGATAGCCCTCAAGGCTCTTGATCGATTCCGCCGTGTGGTTCTGCATCCCCTGGAAGATGATCAGACCGCCACCGGGCGTCCTGATGCGATCGTCCTGAACCTCGAACTGGTACCCCACCCCAAGCTCATTGATCTTGTCTTCAATGAGGCGCTTCGAGGATTCCGCTAGGGTCTTCTGAACTTCACGAATACAAACCGCAAAGGTCCCAGGCTTCCTGACACACTCCACAACCATCAGGGTCGCAAAGAAGTGGCTCTTGCCGGAGCCACGGCCACCATGCGCCGCCTTGTAACGGGACTCTTCCAGTAAGGGCGCAAAGACCGGAGCTACCTCTACACGGGGCTCGCTCAACAGTAGCCCGCCGTTATCCAGCGCAGCTCCTCAGCGCTGTGGCCCCTCTTACGCCAAGCCTTAAACCCATCAGGGTCGTCGCGGCGAAGCCGCCGGCTAAGTTCCTTGTACTCAAGATGCCGAATACGCTCCTTCGACACCCCAAGACGAAGACCAATCTCCTTAAACGTCAAACCCTCGGAACGCAGCCTGACAACCTCCAGCCTGCGGAGGATGTGCCAGAGCCTACCACGCGAAGTATCGCTCATCGGATGTAGCCGGTCATCCGGCCAAGGCCCCAGACCAAGAAAAAGAGGCAGGCCGGGATAGCCAGGCCGATCAGGATCGATGAGATCATTTACCCTTCCTCTTCCCCCAAATAGCCTTCCAGTTCTCTCGGTAGCTATCAGTGACCGGCTTCTGTTTCTCGTCGCTCATTTTGACAACGCCGCACGTACCTGCTGCCAAACCAGGCCAACAGGCGACGGAGGACTCATCTCCGCCTCAAATCCCAAAGCAGCGTCTTCAGACCATAGTCGGTCTACAGCCAGCAGCGCATCCCGCAATCGGGATATCTCAGCATCCTTGTCGTCCGTCATGGCTTCTTGGCTCGGCGGGCACGCATGTAGGCGGCCATGTCCTTGCGAGCCCCAACCGTGGCTGGGCGGCCGCGCTTCGCAGTCTCCTTGGCCACCAGCTCGGCCGTACGCTTCTCAATCTTGGCCTTACGCTCTGGAGGCAGCGCGTTAACAAAATCGGCCGTGTTAACAAACTCAGCACGTACTTTGTTAACATCAGGCTTCTCTGTAGAAGCCACTATCCCGTATTGGCGCGCTATAGACATGTCTCTTTCCTAGTAAGGTCGCGTTGCTCCCTAGATGGGACCCAGATTTCGCTAATAGCTGCTAGATGGGACCCGTGTTTTATAGGCACGGGTGGGGGGCCCCAAGCCTACCTCCTCAAGCCTAAGCCTTAGGGGGTGCCCCCAGGGGTCGGTAGGGTACCTTGCCAATAGGCACTATTACATACTAAGAGGAAATGGATACATAAGCTATTGATATTACTTGTGTATCACCATGTGCATCATGGTCGGGGAAGCGGCGGGAAAGCGGTCCGGAAGCTAGTCGCCGCGCTTGACCTCGGCTGGCACTAGCTCGGTGACGACCTGGTCGTCGAGCAGCGTAGAGCTTGGAGCAGCGAGAGCGGCGCGGCTTCCCGGGTCATGTTCCAAGCTCTGATTAATTCCCGGATCACTATCGCTGTTCTCAATAATCCTATGCTGCTCATTCTGAGGAGCATTGATAATCACTAGTTTAATCTCTGACACGCCTTGAGATGCGTTAGTGTGTTCTATTAATTGTGCTGCTTTTCCCCAACCTCTGTCCATGAGCCATTCGGCTGCTTTCATACGGGCCATCGGGTGCGT